GTACCGGAGCCTGTTGTACTGGGGCAGCAAACTGAGGCATCGCCGCGAACTGAGTCGGCATAACCATAGCCTGAGCCGGGATACCTCGTAGCCCAGCATACTCAGGCATGTAAGCGGGTGCAAACTCACCAGACCTTTCTCCGCCAATAACCTGAATAACCTGGTCTAAAGAAGGTCGAGAAGTTGGCATTGCCAACAAGGGCGCGGTATCTACTGTAGTTTGGTTAGCCATAGCAGTATTTTAAGGTTTAATCAAGGTTCAGGAAAGGGCCGAGACAAAAGTAATTGACCCGATGGCAGACGGTATGGCTGGTCTAGCAAAAGGAGTTGTCTGGGCAGCATCGTGAAAAATATAGACCCCATTAGTCGGCACCGTAGGGTCGCCAGCTAAGTCAGTTGCCCAGTAAAGTTCTACCTCATCCCCAGCGTTCATGCTAAATGTAGCTTCAGAATAGGCCGCAAGGTACCCCTCTTCGCCAGGAGTAGCGCTTTTACGGGCCGGTACGGTAAAGATTGTGGCTGAGTCAGCTACGTCATTATTGTTAACCTTAATCCATACCGTGGCGTAGTGAACGGCATTAGCTGTATTAATGAACTGTAAGCTGTACGTTATTTTATAGACCCCATCATATCCAGCAGTAGCAGTGCCCGGTGCAGCCAACGTCCAGCCAAAGCTTGAGTCAAGCGTGTTCCACTCTACAACCGTAGGCGTGTCATCACCGCCAGCGACCTGATCGGTAGAGTCTGAAGCAGAGATGTGCGGGATTGTCAGTAGCCAGCCACCACCTACGTAGTAGTCGTTTTGAAGAGGTGTGGTCGAGTCTAGCTGGTTGAAATACAGGGTAAGAACCCTGATGAACTGGTCGAAGTACTGCCTGTTGTACAACTCACGGGGGAGCGGTAGCGCAGGGGACTTGAACTTGATCATCCCCATTTACTGCTTACCATCCTCTCTAGCATCTAAACGAAGCACGCCCAACTGCCAGAACACTCCAAGATCATCAGAGGCTATCTTTACTGCTAACTGTCTGGCTCTTGCCCGAACGAAAATCTGATTTGTGTATTGGCTAACTGAAGTCTGGATAACCCGCTGTGTATCAGATGGGTCATTGGTGAAGTTAGATCCAGGCCAATTTCTTGGGCGAATGGTTAAATCAATCTCTGGATTTTCTGCTGTGGATGTTGTGAAGTTAATATCAGGAATCATACGGCGGGTAAGCATAAACTTCTCACCATCATTCAGATCAAAGTCTGAAGATTGAATATATGAAACCATGGGCGCACCGTCAGCGTCTACACCAACTTCGTGTTCGTATAGATACGAAAGCTCTGTATTTGGATTGTACTCTGTGGCTAAGGGTTTACCAGAAGATGACTTATCCAGCCAAGCTGTACGCTCAAGATTGCCGTAGTACCAGCTCTGCTCTAGGTAGTTGTAAACAATGTAACGATTAATGACATTTGAATTGGCACTACAATAATACCACCACACCTCGTTATAACTCTCATTCGTGCCAGAAATAACCTGATTTGACTGCGCTAGGTTAATGTCCTTAAAGACGTATTCACGAAGAGTGCAGGGTAGAACCTGTACACGACCGTCGTACATATAAAACTTGTCAGTACCCATCCAGAAGACCACGTTGTTGACTGAAGTCGGCGCACGAGGCGACATGATTGAGATACTGTCAGACAATTCTTGTAAGCCAAAAACATCAGTGGTGCCCAAGAATTGAAGCGAATAAACGTGCGTGTCAGTAAAAATTACTATTTCTTGGCGAGTAGGTATAGCACGAATGATTTGAGAGCCACGAGAAACTCTTAAAGATCCCGCCGAACTAACTCCACTTGGAGCATTACCAGTTGGATTCCAATACATCGGATCATCTTGACTAGCCCAACGAATGAGTAAGGGATCATAGTCATCTGCGGCACCACCAAAAGGTTGACAGCCAAATGCCAACAAGTGCTTATCATTCTGCGAAACAAGAATTTGCCCAGCAGTCACAGGTACAGAATCAGCACCGGACAACGAAGATAAAAGCACTGCTCGTGTAGCAAGCGCTGTAGTCGGGTCTAAAGATGTCCCTCGTTCCCAATAATAGATTTCTCCGCCGACAGGGATATCAGTTCCTGTGGTTGTACTGGCACGAATATTAGCTACAAGATCATTGTCAAAGTTGTCAAAGAACCAATCTCGTTGAGGCAAATAAACCGGCTGTGAAGATGAAAGGCTCCATCCAACACTACCCCATCCACCCGTACCCCAGCCGTAACCCGCTGTTTGGGAAAAGAAACCAACATTAATTTGACAAGCCACAGTTATACCTGAGCCACCACCTGTAGCCACTGAAGTCGAGGCTGTAGCCACTACAACCGTAAAGTTGTTAGCATCAATGAACTGTGTGACAACAAGCTCTTTATTGAGATCTGCATTAGGTACGCCACCTACGTTACCAGTAACGCCTGAGACAGTTATATAGTCTCCCACTTGGCAACCATGAGCGGTTATCGCAAACGTAACAGTAGTAGAGGCAGCGACAGCAATAGTCGTAGAACCTACGTTTTGAGAAATGCTTACTTGATAAGTTCCTGTTCCACCTGTTCCAGTAAGAAAAGCAACAATTGTTGTACCAGCAGAAGCGCCAGTAGTTATCACATTGCCTACAGCAAGAGAACCAGAAGTAACGGCAGAAATAGTAAGTATTGTTCCTGCACCACCAGACCCGTCATCTATAGTGCCAGTACCTGTAAACCCCGTCTCAACACAGTTGTTTGTGGTAGGGGTAGTAAACGTGGCACGGATTGGTGTGATATCAAAATACTGAGCGCCTGTTTCGATGTAAAGCTTCTTATCTGTACCTATTGACATCAAGTCATCTGTGTAAGACGTAAACCAATTCCACATTTGGCGACACACACCAATAAAAGTTTCCGGTGAATATTTAACCCAGCCACCCAGTTTCTGTGGATATCCTGAATAAAAACGAACCTTATCGCACTCGTACCAACCGCCTTCGTTAGCGTAGTTGGTAGTGTCTCGGTTGATACCGGGCTTAAAGATCAGTTTTATAAACGCCATATTAGGCTACCAGTCCAGGCAGATACACGGTTTTGCCGTCTTTTTTCGTTGCGGTCAAGACCTGCTTCTTCAGATCTTTGTCATCGTAACTAACATGAACCCAACCACTGTCAGGTACGCCAGGAGTATAGAATTCCAAAATAAGCTGTGTGTAAGCCAGGTTGTCTCTAATATAAGCAGCAAGCTCTGCATTTGGCACCCCCGGTATCTCAATGTCAGCAGCCATACCCCGGCAGTGATCCGAGGTTCTTGACCCCCCTACTTTAGCATTTACATCCGGTGAGCGATAGCCCGAGTTGACCTTGACGCCCTTCTGGTAGTGGTCACGGATCGGCTGCAATACGTTAGCGCAGAGTTGAAGAAGGTTGTTCATCTCTTCTGGGCCAGGGTTATTTGGCAGGTCGTGGCGTAGCGCCGTCTCAGACTTCACCATCTCGGCAAGGCTAAAGTTCTTGGTCAGTTGGGTCATTTCATTAAATCCTTAATCTTTTGGTCTTTCTCTTTGCTACCAGCAGAGCTGCCAAAGTAGTACCCCAGCACCATCGTTACAGCCGAAGTCAGCGCTCCCAGCACGTAAATCAGGATGTCTTTGGACTGCTCGTTAACGTCAACAAAGATGATGATGGCGTACAGAATGAAGGTCAACGCTACGGTTCCCAGGGCAAGGATCGGGGTAACGATCTTGTTAAGCATGGGTGCAAACTCGCTAGTGGCAATCTGCACCTCACGGTCACGGGCTGAAGCCATTTCCTTAGCCATGAATTCCAGTTCAGCAAGATCACCCTTCTGCGCCATCTCCATGAGTTTGGCCTGGGCTTCTGCTTTAGCACCGGGGTCGGGAATGACCTTATCTAAGACCTTCTCTCCAATTGACAGCAGGGCGGCAATTGGTAGCATCACTTACCCTTTCCGGTTGTAACTACGTCCTCGCCCTTCCGCACCGTGACCCGCTCACCATCTACCGTGACTGCCATAGGCTCGGCTTTGTCTGCGAGTTTGTCGAGACGGTCAATAAGAGTCTTGATGACCTCAAACTCTGGGCGCTCCTGCTTTGGTGCCGTACCAGCGATGCCGTTAAGCATAGAGATCAAGGCGGTAAGGGAAGCACCAAGCAGACCCATAACCGCAGCCATCTTGTTTTCATCCAAGAAGATACTGGCAATGACGCCGATCACCACTATGGCTGTGATGTACGCTAGACCATGCTTACCAATCGCCTTACCCGCAACATCTTTTGCATCGGCTTGCGACTCTAACTTGTCAAGCTCAATCTGAGCCTGGGCTTTAAGAAGTTTGATGTCGTTTTCCATTATTTCCCTATCTTTGTGCTGGCAACACCGGAGATCACACCAATTGCAACCAGCATGATCTCTTTCAAAATCTCAAGGAACTTTTGGTCTATGGGTGCCATATGGTTCAAGTCGTGGTCTACAAACAAAACACTAAGAATGATGCCAATGGTTGAGATAACCAGCAACGACAAGACGCCTATGACCACTGTGGCCCAGACCATCGTTTGAATTTCTTCTGCTGTGTATTTCATACCAGATCCTTTAAGTATGTTCCACATCCTCTGCTTGTCATTCATGACCGGCCTTTGAGCATATACAGCCAAATAGCACCGACCATCAGCCCAACAAATATCGATCCAGCCACAAACAACCAGAACCCCAGAAGAAGCTGCTCCATCAACCTTGTACGTCTAGCCTTCTTCTCCTGCGCTGCCTTGGCTACTTCCCGTGCCGCCGCTTCTCTGTTCTGCCTAGCCTTGACCTGAAACGCCTGCCAGTCATCCCACAACCCAGGTCTACCCTGGTAAATAAACATCTCACGCAGTTCTTGCTCTTGCTTCTTTAACTGCTCCAGCGCAAAGAACTCTTCTAAGTCGTTGCGCTTGTGATCCGGTGTTGCTATTACCTTTTCTTGAATCTTTGCCTTGTTGTCGAAATACTCAAATACCGCCTTGCCAGCCTGGATGATCTCCCCGCTGTTATTTATTGCCTCCTTGATGACTGCAAAGGCTGCGTTGGCAGCGGCTAGTTCTAACAACATGACAAACCCTTTCCATTACCAAGGCACCCCGTTAGCGGTTTTTATTTGTTGGGCAAGAATGTTCTGCTGTAGCCCACGCTCAATCTGGTCTACGCCAAATGGCCCTAGTTGCTGTTTGACCCACTCTATTGTCTCAGCCTCTGTTAACTGGTCAAACGGTATAAAGTCTGGGGAGTCAGGTGACTTGTAGGGGACGTGCTGATAGAGCTGATCTGAAGCGGTGTATTGGCCTTCAGTAAGCGAGACATTGCAGCAAACGGTCTCTACCACGTTACCGGGCAGAATCCGTACTAGGTTAAATACGCTCCATTGCATGACTTATCCTTTCGCCTTTAATGCTTCTACTTCAGCCCGTAGCTTCTGAATCTCTTTGAGCATGGGGGATATAAGCTGCTCGTAGTTAATGCCTGAGAGTTTGCCGTCTGCCCGTACTCAGTATTGTCGTAAGTCTCCGCAGTGTAAGCACCAGTGTAGTCTTTCTTGCGGCGCTTAAACGATACCGGCTCTAAGCTCATTAGCCAGCTTGTGTCTTCTACTGTGGCAATGTTCGCCTTAGATTCTCTAGTAGAAGTGAGGCCACCGATTAGTCCGGTAGAGTCGATATAAACAGTTCTAAATGAACCGCCTACAGTGGTGCCGTATACAGCAGGAAATGTTACTGTGTTTGTTGTTGCAAAAGGGCCTTCAACATTTAGACGTACACCAGCTACAGGCTCGCCACCAACAGCAACCGCACCATCAGAGTTAATATTAATCCTAGAAATACCACCGTTTACAAGACGTAACTGTTTAAAAGATTTTGTACCGTTTGCTAAAGAAAACAATGCAACCGAACTAGAATCAACAAATAGTGCGGCCTGGACAGAATCCGTCAGGTCGCTTGTCGAACTTAAATGAATCGCTGATGCCCCACCTGTGCCGTTAGGCATCACATTGAGAGCTGTGGTGGCGTTAGTCGTGCTGTTTTGAAAAATTGTTGAGTTGTTACTGTAAGTAGCAAAAGCCCCCTGAATACGCCGTGCGTTACCACTAAAGATTAAATTAGCTGCAACAGTCTGGTTAGCGTTATATGTCTGTGCTGCTGTAAACGTCTGAGCTTCTTCAAGGAACGCAAAGGTTCTATTGCCTGACACGGCAGGTATGGTTATCGTACGTGCGGCATCCGTGGTGTAGCTGATAGTGGCCTTGTTGGTCTGCGTACCGACGAGGAGCGTGTCGATAGTACCCGTTGTAAAGACACCAGTAGAAGGCGTTGCAGCGCCAATAGGCGTGTCGTCAATAGAACCGCCATTAATATCTACGTAATCATCCGCAAATCTTACGTTAGTACCATCACAAAATACATGCGCCTTTTTACCATTAGGTATTGTTACGCCCGTGCCAGCAGCGGTTTTAATAACGATACTTTGCCCTGATGGTGTACCGGTAGTGTTGTTTTCAACAATGTATTGTTTTTGACGGTTGGGTATAACTACATTGCTAGTCCCTGTTAAATTGCCAGAAGACTGAATATTTAGCACTAAGTTACGCACCGCCTGAGGTGAGTTGCTATCGATATACTCTAGATTAAGAGGCCCAGTTGGCGCATTAATACTTGCTGAAGCTCGTCCCGTAATTGCTTCCGGCAATGTGTCGGCTATATTGGTGTTGGTGGTTGTACCCCAGGTACCCGCCTGCTCACCGGTACCTATCTCTTCGATGTTTAGAAGGTTGTTGTATGAACTTGCCATGATTTACTCCAATAAGTTTGTTACATTGTAGGCCACTGCACAGAATACGGGAAGCTCTCTTGCTGCGGTAGGTCACGCAATGCCTGCCGATAAGTCTCCCACGCAGTACGATCTACAGGCGCATCTAATACCTGGGTCCAATCACTGTCTGTAAGAAGCTGGTTCCTCTTAGCCCTTACGTTGGCTGCGGCCTTGTCTTCAGATAACTGAATGACCTGCCATACCTGAGTCCACTTGTCATCTACCCGCACCGGCGTGGTCTGCTCATGTCTTTGGGTAAGAGGATCAACTACTGGCGGCGTGACCTCAACAATAGGATAGACGCTGTAGTTTGCAAGAATGCCTTCTGTAATGTAGGCAGGGAAACTTGTGTTGGGATTGTCTTTGCGGAGTTGCCCTATCGTGTAAGGAAACTGCACAGAACCATTAGATACTTTTACATAAAGCATGATCTTTCCTTTCTAGGAAATTGTGAACTGCCATACAACATCGTTGGCCGACCCAACAACATAAAAACTTAAACCATCGTCTTTGAACCATACCGCACTTGGGTTAGTTTCATAAACACCTACTGCAAAACTTTTAGTTGCATAAGATGCGGTAGAAACATCCCACGGTGTTGCTAATGTGTATTGATAAACCGTGTCGTTAGCAAATCCAACAATGTACATTGCTGAACCGTTGTTACCTATAAAAACTGCATATGGAGATGTTTCTTGCGTTGCAACACTAAAAGACTTGCTTGCATACGAAGCAGTAGATAAATCCCATGCAGAAGATAAAGTGTATTGGTAAACAGTATTGTTTGTTGTTCCTACTACATATAGTTTCGTTCCAGCATCACCAAAAAACATACCTCTAGGTAATGATTCTTGTGATGTAACACTAAAACTTACGGTGTCATATGTAGCAGTAGATATATTCCAAGCAGTTGAAAGACTGTATTGGTAGATTGCATCATTAGTGTTGGATAGCACATACATCTTAGTACCGTCATCTTTGAACTGTACTTGTGCTGGTGCTGCTCCTGTCTGAGTGCCAACACCAAACACACGCACATAAGATGCTGTCTGTACTTGCCATGCAGTAGATATGGAATACTGATTGACATCATCGCCTGTTTCACCAAGAACGTACATTTCTGTGCCGTCTGGTTTAAAAGTAACAGATCTTGGGCCATTCTCCTCCGCCGCCACACTTCTATAGTAAGAATTAGTAGTCGCAAGGTTCCATGCAGTACCTAGTGCAAAGCCCCATACACGGTCTGTAACTGAGCCGATTATATACATCTTAGTACCTGAGTCAGCAAAAGCGAGGCCAGAACTATTGTTTTCTCCATTAATCGCTGCAAATGCATAAGACACAGAATCGTAAGATGCTGTACTTACATCCCATGCTGAAGATAAGGTGTATTGAAAAACTGTGTTATTAGAATTAGACAGAACATACATCTTAGTTCCATCATCTTTAAACTCAACTTTTGCTGGAGTTGTTCCAGTTTGTGCAAATACAGAAAACACTTGCACAAAAGAAGCCGTAGATACATTCCATGCAGTTGAAAGATTGTACTCATTTACATCATCACCAGATGACCCAATAATGTACATCTTAGTGCCGTCAGTTTTAAATGTAATTCCATTTGGCGTGATCTCTTGTGTCGCAACGCTAAAACTTACAGAGTCATAGGTCGCTGTTAGTACATCCCAAGCAGTCGCTAAAGAGTATTGGTAAACGGTGTCATTAGAAGTTCCAACGATGTACATCTTCGTACCATCGTTCTTAAACGCTAATCCTTGCGGTGCTGACTCTTGTGCGTTTACATACAACCCAGGGATAAGTGTCGCAACATCCCAAGCAGATGACATAGATTGCTGCCATACGGAGTCTGTTGTTGAACCTACAACATAGAGTTGAGTTCCGTCAGGTTTTATATAAACGCCATTAGGATTTATTTCACCAAACCAAGTATTAAAACTTGGTAAGGAAACTTTTGTAAATGATGCAGTGCTTACATTCCAAGCAGACGAAAGAGCATATTGGTTTACATCATCACCAAGTGTCCCAATAACATACATTATTGTTCCGTCTGATTTGAAAAACACATCAGTTGGCAGAGTTTCTTGAGATGTAACACTAAAAGATAAACTGGCGTAAGAAGCCGTTGATAAATCCCAACCACTTGTGAGTGTGTATTGATAGACGGTATCGTTTACCTCCCCAACGATATACATCTTCGTCCCTGAGTCACCAAAAAATAGCCCTCTAGGAGTTGCTTCTTGGCTGGTAACACTTAGGCTTACAGAATCATAAGATGCTGTGCTGACATTCCATGCGGTAGATAAAGAATACTGATAAACCTCGTCATTACTACTAGATAGAACATACATTTTTGTTCCATCATCTTTGAACCTAACTTTTGCTGGACTTGTTCCTGCTTGCGCCGATACAGAAAAGTTTTGAACATAAGATGCTGTGGTTACATCCCATGCTGTAGATAAATCATATTCATTTACGTCATCACCTGTTGATCCAATAACATACATCTTTGTACCGTCTGGCTTAAACTCCACTCCAGTTGGATTTATTTCCTCCGCACTCACATTTTTTCTAGGAAACACCGCCGTACTTGGTTGATACGGTGTGGATAAGTTGTATTGCAGGACGGCATCTCTTTGATCACCAAGGACATACATCTTCGTGCCATCAGAACTAAACTTTACATCTGTAGCGTTAATTTCATATCCAGAAATAGAAGCATTTGGCGCTATTCCTTCAAAGGTAGCAAAGGCTAAGTCCCAGGCGTTAGATACGGGAGGAGCTCCTCCTACCCCTGCTGCTGCTTGAAGAATATCTCTAACGCTCATTATTTAATATCCTTAGCAAGTAATAATCCACGCCAAGTAGTGCCAGCATTGATGGTGAAAAACCCAATAATGTCTACACCAGAAGTGGTGAGTGTTGGCGGCGTTCCTCCCGCCCACGTGACACCAGAGAACCAGTTTACGGTCGCAGAACCACCATTAGTAAGCACCAATACAAACGCCCCAACGTCACCGCTGGTCGCTACGTTCGATACCGTAAACGTGGTCGTTCCAGAAATGGTTTTGGTAAAGTAGTTGCCCGCCGCTAGATCAATATCTGAAGCAGATACGGCGGTGCTTTTTTCTCGTAGACCAGTAATGACTGGCGTGGTAGCAAAAACCAACAAACCAGAACCTGTCTCATCCGTAACAGCGGTAGCAAGGTTTGCAGACGAAGGAGTTCCTAGCCATGTGGCTACGCCGGCTCCAAGAGACGTAATCCCAGTACCACCGTTGCCAGCAGCAAGAGTTCCCGTGACCGCTCCAGATTGAGCAAGGTTAATAGCGCCAAAACCTATCGTTGTACCTGATCTACGCAGAACATTGTGGTCTGCTGCCGCTGTAATTGCAGCTAAGTCGCCTGTGCTATTTGCTGACCTACCTGCAACAGATAGGCCGGCTATCTGTGCAATGTTTGTAAATGGTAGATCGCCTGTAACCGCATCAGTTGAAGCAAGGTTTATCGCGCCAAAAGCAAGCGCTGTTCCTGACCTACGAAGCACTTGATTATCAGTGCCTGCCGCAATGCTCGCATTGTCTGCCGTAGCATTACCTGTAACACCAAGAACTGAAAGGGCAGAACCTTGGGCAAGATTAGAGAATGGAAGATCTCCAGTGACAGCATCTGTTGACGCAAGGTTGACTGCACCAAACGCTACTGATGTACCAGACCTACGAAGAACTTGGTTGTCTGTACCAGCAGCTATGCTTGCGTTGTCCGCTGTAGCGTTACCGGTGACCCCTAAAACAGAAAGAGCAGAACCTTGGGCCAAGTTAGTAAACCCAAGCCTGGCTGATATAGCTGGCGTAATCGTCGTGCCATCCACATACATCGACCGTTCGGCTGGATACGTACAGAAAATGTCCTTGGTGCCAGCGCTCCAGTTAACGGCGTTTCCAGAATTGGATGACTCTAAAATTGTGTCCCGGCTGAGTGTCGTACCAGAGGATGTATAGGTTCCAATGCCTACCTCCCAGTCTGTCCCATTTGTCACTGCGTAGTAGGTTGTATTGCCGTCCCCAATAACGGAAAACGCCTGGTAACCTGTTACGGCCCCGGCAAGCGTGTATGTGCCGGTGCTCGTTGTGGTCGTAGTCTCTTTGACTCTGTCTTTTAGTACAAGTGGCATGATCTATCCTCTATGCTGCAACCGGTATCCAATTTGGATTCTGAGCATCGTTTATTACAACCCAATTTGGATTCTGAGCATCGTTTATTACGACCCAATTTGGGCTTTGCCGTTTGGGAGCAAAAGTCACTATCACTAAGTTTGCTGTTCCCGGTGTTATAATTGCGTTTTGAATTACGCTTGGTGCGTTTGTAGCAATTACTACTGCTCCAGCTTGAGGGAACACTGGTTGCCCAGGAACAACCTGTGGAGCTGATCCTGCAAATGTCGCAGACCCAACTAATGTAGTAATTGGGTTGTCAATCCCTGGCAAACTTCCCTGCGCCAAAAGAGCGCCTGTTGCGGGAACAATGCCTAATTGAATAACTGGTGCTGCACCATTTAAAACGACCGCCCTTGTTGCTGGGCTAATAATTCTTTGTGTTAAAACAATGCTTGGAGCAGACCCAATAATAAGGGTTGATCCAGTTGGAGCAATAAAGGTTTGCCTAAATAAACTTGGGGCGTGTCCCTGTAAATTAATTGCACCAGACGCCGGTTGCCTAACACTTCCAATTGCAGTGCCTGGAATATTTCCCTGTGTAACTATTGAACCCGTAACTGTGGATACAAAACTTCCAACAGAAACTATGGGTTGCAACCCTTGCAACGAAACCGCACCTACAACTGTTGTAACCGTAAACGTGCGCTGTAAATTTGGAGCCGCACCAGCAACAACAATTGCGCCAGTAGCTGGCGTTATCGCAAACTGTTCTATCCCCTCTTCTGCTGCAAAAGGGGCACCCGAAAACGGGGCTTGAGCAAACATTTTGCTTCCTTACTGTTTAGGTAAGGGTAAATACGCCAGTAGCAGCAGGAAGAATCGTCAGGGTGTTGGGCGAAGTCACCGTAAATTGCGAGGAAGACAATTGGCACCAGCAAAGAAGTCGCCCTGCACCAGCACCGGTTGAGTTACGAATCACAGCAAACTTCACATTGGTTAGCGAAGCGCCAGAAGCCGTAAACGTCAAACCTATAGTGGAGTAAGTAAACTTGTACTGTTTTGCCGAAGCACCGACCGTCCACTGTCCAGTTGCCGGAACAATATTTTTTCCGCCAGCTACATATCCGCCAGTAGCAGAAATTTCATTAGTTAACTGTGAATATGCTGTTAGAGTGAAAGTTGATGCGTTACTAGCAGAACGAGCCAAAACCATTTTAAATACGCCAGCACCAAGAGTAATAGTACCGTTACCAATGTACTGTTTAGCCTTGTTGTAAAGTTGCCATGCAGATGCAGCCATTTTAAATCTCCTTTAAGTCAGCACAAGAAGCGCCGGTTTCCAAAATATGACGGAGTAATCCACCCCGAATGTCTAACTCAATTTCATCACCTAGCATCTTAATTAAATCAATAAACTCTTGAGCCTGAGAAATCATCCATGGGTTGCAATAAAATATTTTGCCGCCCACATTGACCGGAACTACGGGTTGACCGTCGTTTTCTTTTTGTTCGTAAGCATGATGTTTATCGCCATCAAGACATGAATCACAACCGAACACATGAAATCTCTTAAAGCCCAACATCCTAAACAAAGGTATTGTTCTTAACAACACAGTAGAACCACCAGGAACAGGGTACCAACGTTCATACTGACTTGCCAAGATTTCATTTAGGATTTCGGTGCTGGTGTGCCAGATGTATGTCTGTTCTTTAGGCATCTTGGCAAACACACTTGGGTGGCATTGAGAGGCAATAAAATACTTACAGTCAGGAACTATTGGATCTACAAAACGATTGTTGTGCTCTTGAGCATCAACCATAACCATCGCAGATGGTGTAATACCATTATCAATACAATATCTGTAAGCATTGTTAATGGTGATTAATTTGACCCCATCTTCCCGAAGTTTGCGAATTTCTTCGATACTATTAGCTAAAGATGGACCACCACCCACAATCATAACTTCTACATTATTGGTTGGATATGGTTGAACTTGTTGAAATCCTAAAGATATGTTGTGTTTTACTTGCTCTTTAATTTTTTCTTCTGAAGTATTTAATACACCACAATCAACAATCTCATTACCAGACGCCCATGCAGAAACATAAAAGTAAGCATAGCCAGACTCTTCTTTTGACCAGTGGATCAAACAATTTCTATCATTAAATTTTTTAAGCCACCAATCATAAGAATGAACACTTAGATGCAGTTTATGCCCTAACAACTTACCCATCTGATCATCTTCCGTAGAAATCTGAAAAAAAACATGATGGCAAGCTGCTAAACAATTATCTAAAACCCGATCCACATGATGCGGTCGAATGTGTTCCATAACATCTGTACAAAATCCATATGCCGCTTTAATTTCTAACGGCTGAGATAAATCATGCTCTTTGAAACGCATTACATGGCTTTGGGTTTCTAGCATTGGGCGAATGTCAGGATCTAAGCAGTTGTCTGCAAAATCCACCATCGTTACATCCAACCCACCAAAGAAGGCTAAGTTCAAAGCCCCCCTGCCAGTACCACATCCTAGATCAATAACAGACGCACCACGAGGGGGTTTAGCTTGGGCTAAAAATTCAAACGCCGCCCCTTCGCCTGGAGCTACTTTTCTGTACTCAGGACGTTCCCACATCATTCTATAAAGATCTTTTTCTAGTGGTCGATCACTAGAAATTCTAACTTGTGGAGCCTTGCCTATAATTCCGTTAAATGAAGTAGACATAATATTCTTTAAAAAGAGGAATTAAATTGTTCGTTTTGGATGTTGTTAGAGACAAGTAAAGTTTCCAGTAAAGGCTATTTAGTTCACCGACATTCTTATCTGACCAGACCGATAAGCGTCACGACGCTCCATGCCATCACCCAGACGTTTAGCCAGGATCATTGCCTCTTCATAGCGTTTGTTATACCCAGCAATAACATCAGCCTCACCCTTCATGTAGGTGTACGCCTCAATTAATGAGCCATAGAGCAACGCAGAATCAAAGTTATCACCAAGCCACGTAGTACCAGCCGTAACAATTGATTCTGGGTAGTAGAAATAGTGCAACTCTATTAAATAGTTTAGGTTTGGTGTTGGCCCTAAGATAAACGTGTTGTCATCAAATATAGCGTAATACTTTGGTATGCCTGTAGTATTTGGATTTGGAAATGCAGCTCTAATAAAATTTACATCTTTGTTTAACAAATACTCATAGTTACCGTCGCTATCAATAACTGCCATGGAATACACAGCTAAAAAATCTACGGGTGTTCCAAGATATTGATTGCTTGAAGTTGCGTTGCCAGTTTGATTTTTGCGAAAATTTGGAAACTGAACGCTGTTATAAATCCGCTGCTCAGCCTGCTGAATGAACGTGTCAATCTGTTCTTTAGACGTGAGGTTTACTAGGTTTCCAGAGGAATCCGTGTACTGAGTACTCGGAAAGTCATTTTCCGTGAACCCCTTGATCGTCTCAAACAGAGTTGCGTAGTTCATTTAGCCTAGCTTCTTCGACGAGTTAGTGCCCTTAGTAGCCGCTCCTGTGCCACGCGTTTTAACAGTCTGCGTATTAGGGACATTATTTGGGTAACCATTCTTAGTATCCTTTACAGGTACTGGGGTAGGCATCTTGTTCATTATCGCCCCCGCCCAGCTTTTTTCTGCATCATGACCTTAGGCATACCCTTGCCCATCTTTTTCTCCGTCATGGACTCTTTGGGCGGCTTAAGCATACCACCTTTTTTCAGGCCCATGCGATGCATTTTTGAACTGCCCTCGTGTTTCTTAATAGCCTCGGCAATTTTGTTAGCCATTTTGTTCTCCTATTAAAATTAAGGCGCTGTTAATCGAATTAAAGCAGAGTCTACTGTTGCCGGAGGAAACACAACTCTAAATGATGTAGTGGAAGTGCGATCAGCCCCAAAATCTAAGACACAAATAGATGGTCCACTTACTGTATATACCAAAGCTCCTCGTGCGGTAAGAGAAGACACCCAAGAAGGGTCTGTAAATGTTAAAAAAAATATACCATTTTCTGTGTCATAAGTAGGAGATACGAGCTGTCCTGTAGCGATATATCCTGATGCCACGACTTCATCAGAAGATGTATATGCGGCTGTCGTGTTATTTAAAGTTGCTGCACTGGTATAAAGAGCTACCTTAAAATAACTACTTGAAAAATCTAAAGTTCCAGCTGCAATGGCGGCTTTAAAAGCGTCTGTTAAATAATTTCCAGTAAACGCCATTTTTGTCTCTAAGAATTAGTTAAATATGGAGAATAAGTGCTTGAGTTTGCCAGCATATAAGGAAACATTGTTTGAGTGATGTACGTAATTTCTAATGGTGTAAGAGATGAAGAAAGAGATCCTGTAACAAAACGCAACATATCTAAAGCATCAGAAGAACTAACTATACCGTCTCCATTAATATCACCAAGTCTTCTATCATTAACAAATGTATTTCTAAACAATGCTGTTGGTATTGGTTGCGATTGAACGGCTGCTTGCAATAAAGCATTTGGTAACAATGATTGTGTCACCACCATTCCATCTAAAACCACACCAACCGGAAACAATACTGCAAATGGAGCCACAATTGCTAAATTATTTGGTGTAAGCCCATCAGCATTAGCTCTAGCACCACCAACCGGTGCCCATCCCCATTGCACAATTCTACTACCGCCAGATGGGTCGCCGCTACCTAATGGGCCAGCATTAGACTCAATTTGCAAGCCTGTGTAGCCAGCTTGTCGATAAGTAGTATCTGGGCGTGGATTACGAATAGCCTGCGGGTCATTTACCGGATACATGCCCAACTGCAACTGTGGCTGATCTGGTTCCCAACATGTAGGGCAGACAAGAAGATTTACGTTCTTTGTCTTAATAACGATGCTTTTAAGCTGTTTTAGCTTATAGCGAAAGCCACACCTATCGCACTGCGATATAGCCCATTTACCAGAGGCAAACTTGGTAGGCATTAATAGAACATCTCACGCGGCGCTAACCGCAGAGAAGCCTTCTCACGATCTTCAGACGATGCCAACGCCCACTGCTCTTCATACGACATCTTGAGCATTTCTAACCGTGGGAGCGCCTCAGGAATCTTCATGGACAAGTAATATGCCAGCCCAGCCACTAAGCAAGGCAACAGACGGAATGGAATGTCTTGTGTGTCTACCCCGTTACCCGCGTCCTGTAAGCGACGCAGTCTCCAGTAGACATAGGTGTAAAAGTTACTCTGGTCTGGCGCAGGCCAGACATTAATATTTGGCGGGTTTACCCCAGTAGAAGTGTTAGTCGTATTAGGCTGGTTACCGTTTATGGGGTATGTAGCACCCGACTGCCGGTTAATCCAGACCTGAATGGGTCGGCCTTGTGCGTTCTTATTCGGTATCGTGGCATAAGTAGAAACGCTAATGCGGCTGATGTTGATGTCAGTCTGCTCAGCGCCTGTCTGAGTCCGTATCACACTATCCAGAAGGTCAATCGTATCTACAGGCAGAGCGTAGGTAATCTGCCCCTGCACCATTGGAATCGACCCCTGCTCAATAGTCCAGAGGTTAATACCACGGTTAGCCCACTCAATAGTCAGCAGGTTCAGAGATCTACGCGCTGTACGGAACTCATAACCCGTGCGTACCTCTAAGCCACAACGCTCAAAAGCTTCTTCAAGAAGCTCATTGAAGTCTAGATTAAAGCTAGTGGTGCCTGAAGTGGTCATTAAACCATCCGTCCTTTGGTTTTGCCTTTACGAGCGCAGCCATCTGCTCTTTTAGACGCGGAAACCGTACCGCCTTTTTTAAATCTTTTGGTGACTTTAATCCCGCCGCCTGTTAATTCTCTGTTTGTTTTACCTTCTCTAGGCTTGAACGCCTGTCCTTCAAGATACGCTTCAACATCCAAATCATCATTAACCTGTTTTCTGCCAGACAATCTGCCGCCCAAAAAAGAACCGTATTGATTTGAAGCGCCAGACCCACGCGCTAGTACGTTTTTCATACCAGACTTAGCCATGAGTTCGGCGTCCCTCATTTCACGCTCTAATTCTTTATCAGTGATTGTCACTTCATTCCCCTCAAGGTCTTAGCCAGACGCGCTCTCTGTCCTAGCTTACCCGGTGCTTTTGTAGCCCGATCTAGCATCTTAGCGGGAATCTTTTTCTTACCCTTGATGCCAAGCTGCTCACGCAACGCACCCGGCTTCTTGATGGCTTCTTTTATAAAACCACCCTTCTTTTTACCTACAACACCACGGCCCATAAGCACGTCGGCTTTGGTTACTTCACCGTCTTTGTTTAGGTCTGGGAACGATTTAGCCATTATCGGAACCTCGCTGTCTTTGCTGCAATAGATTTTGGTTGTTTAACGAACTGCTTTCCAGAAGCTTTACCAGCTCTTTTCGCTCTAGTCGTCGCTGCATACTCAGCTGGAGATAGTGACTTGATCGCCTTCTCTGGGAGGTAACGTTCGCCAGTATCGGAAGACGGTTTCCCACTCTTAGTTCTCCACTTTTGTGCTGTCCAGTCTTTCAAGCTCTGCTGCGGCTTCTTTAGCGGCATCTCGCTCAGTCCTTTTTCTCTTCCGGTACACTTCCGCAGCTTTTAAAACCCACGAAAACACATTTCCGTCTCTCTTCGGGTCGTACACCGGCGCCCGAATCACTTATATCCACCCCCCTTAGCTTTGTACTGCTTAGCCAAGAGTTGTGCTTTTCTTGCTGACCACTGACCCGCAGCAGTCCCTTGAGTCGCGGAGCCTTTAATCTTTTCAAAAAGACTCTTACGCATTCCCGGCTTCGTATAAGTGCCTGCTTCATTGACACGAGATTTAACCTTTCCGCCTTCAGCATACTGCGTGAAGTTATTAGGGTTATCCCTACGAGTGGCTTTTTTAGCCTTGGGCATTTTAGATGGGCGAATATCACCCATCCCGCGTGAAGGTCTCATTTAGCACTTCCCGCCGCCACGCATTTTGGTCTTCGGCATACCGCCGTTCATCATCTTGACCATCTTGCCTTTGGTCTTGCCCTTAGAAGCCACACCGTCACGGCTAGGAGCAGCGGTCTTAACAGCGCCCATCTTGGAAGCGCCCATGCCAGTCATCTTTTTCATACCATTTTCCCTTTCGTTTTACCCTTCGTTGCACAGCCATCGGCACGCTTGGAAGCGGAAGACTTGACCATGCCACCAGACTTATAGCTAGTACGCTCTGGAACTCTCAAACCACGTACAAGACGACGCGCCTTATCCAAAGGGGACCCTTTTTCTGGGGCAGCATCAGGTTTGATATCAGCCCTTTTCTGTTCAGGTAGGCTTGCCCGTAAGTTACGTAGTTTCTCTGCAGGGGTCATACGCTTAGGCGTAGCATCAGCTGCTTTAGAAGCCGTACCACGCTTAGCCAGACGTGATGTTTCATCGCCTGTATCAGTTACTTTAGGTGCGGCTGCTTTAGGCTTAGCCTTAGGCGCAGTGGCCTTAGGGGTAGCTTTCTCAGCCGGTTTACTAGTACGGGCTACAAAATCTTTGATACTTTCAGTAGTACCAGGCTCATCGCTCATCTGACTACGCTCATACTCTTTCTTTTCGCGCTCTTCAGCGGCTAAAAGATTTTTGGCGTCATCAGAGTCTGCGTATCCGCCTTCAGAAAATTTACGCTTTTTCATACTTTCCTCTGCCCTAAGGCGTCAATTTTGTCCTCTAACCGTTTAAACCCGCTGTCAAAATGTTCACGGATTTTCTCTAGGTCTGCCCTTACTTCTGCACGTGTGATGTGATCCCGCGCAACTTCTTCACGCGTTCTGTTAAGCAGAATGCTGATGCGTTGAAGCTCATCGAACTTGCCCTTAAGCAACATTCCCATCACCGCCACTATCGCGCTCAGCGCGATATTCCAAAGCATCATTTCCATCTAACATTTCCATGCGCGCAAAGATTTATTGATGCGGCTGTTCGGATCATTGGCAGTCTTAGCAGAGGTAAGCTTCTTCTTCATGCCTTTCATCCTGGCGCAGAACGAGTCACGCCTTTTACCGCCTTCTGGCTGCGGGGCTTTTAATCCCGGCTTACCTGGATTGGCAGCGTTATAGGAAGCACGCCCCTTGGCGTTGAGACCACCTTTGGGGTTTTTGCCTTCTTTGCGCTGCCAAGCAGGTGTCTTAGCCATAGATCAATGTCATAGAAGTGGTGTTGGTCACAGTCCCATGCAGGCCAGACTGACAAAGGATTCCTTCGCCTGGCATGGGGATGATCGTATAACCAGCCGTAGTACTAGCCGCCGTGTTGATAGTGGCTAAAATCTTGCCACTACCACCACCTTCACGGATAACAACAGAACCAGCACTACCACCATTAATAGCGTAAATAGTCTTAATTCGCGCTCGGTCAATGGCGTTGTTGTTCTGGTCCAGAAAGTTACCCGTGGACTCTAGCGGCTTAGTCGCTAGTACGTCATATTGCATAGTAGGCATTTGAGCCTCCTATTAGACGGACTGTTGACCGACCAGCGGATCAGTGACGTAGTAAATGATATAGCCAGAGGCCGTACCAGCACCGGAAGATCCGTCAGTTACAGTGATGTAGACATTCTCGTCTGCATCCATAACCAAACCAAGATCATTACCAGCAGTGGTCGCCGTGCCAACAGTCACAGTACCAATAGCATTGGTGTAACCATCGACAAGACCGTCGGTATCAGACGCACTGTTAGAAACAGTAGCCCAACCAAGGTCAAAAGAACCAGAAGCTCCGCTAACAGCGCTGACAACCACAGACATAACCACAGCGCCAGCAGGCAGGATTAGGTCAGGGGCACCAGAAACCGAAGAAATTTTGGCATTAGTGGTAGTAGCAGGACCAACATCGTCAATATAAAACTGGGCGGTCATAACCATGGAACCGCAGTAAGCTTGCCGTGTGGAATCGGCACCCGAGCGCCAAATGGACTGGGTGGTAGACGGACGTACACTCATTTTATCCTCGCGTGTAGTAGCACATCCTCATATCGTCTCTACTAAGTCTGCTAGGCCAGTCGATATGAGTGAAAATCCTAGACTGCAACAACAGTACAGCAAAAAGAAAGGGGGTGCAAGACCCCCTTTCTACCCAGATTAAGCGCCGGGCGAGCCGAACATACCCAAGGGGTCCGAGAACCCAAATGAGTAACGCTCACGAGCCTTGTAACGTACGTTGCCTGTATCGAAGTCCCCGTCCATGGACTGAGACAGCGGAGTACGAACAAAGTGCTTCATACCGTTAGGCACGTCTGTGCAGAGGAACCATGCGTCGGTGTCCGTCAGCCAGTGATTAACGGAATACCCGTCAGGAATCGAGCCGTTATTACGCAGCGCATTGATGTCGTTATCAGCCGTACCTACACGCTTTTCAGTCTCAAGCAGGCGGGTTGCAACGAACTGCAATGACGGAGGAATAATCAGCTTGCGGGGTTTAGCCGCAATCAGCAGACCACGCTCATCGGTCCATGCAGCGATCTGAATAACGGCGGCTTCAAGCGAAGTCTCGTTAAGATCAGCAGGAGTAGCAGGCTCGTTAGAGTTGACGCCACCAGAGACAAGGGGGTGATCCGTTGCAAACAAGGCTTTACCGTCACCACCAGCATAGGCAGAGTCAAACCCGTTGTTTAGCACGGCTGCAGCCTTAACTTGCTTGGTATAAGCCATAGCGCGAGCCAAAGACTTGGTGTAACGCGAAGACAGGGAGTCATAGAGGTTGTCCTCAATAGCCTCTTCCGTCAGCGAAAAACCAAGAGCAATAGTCTCGTGCGTATAGCGTGCCGTCCAAGCCTCTTGCGCGTTATCGTAGGCAATCGCACTGCCTTCGTTCTTCACCGGTGCGGCGGAGAAGCCAGACAGTTTGGTTTCCTCTTCAAACGAACGCTCGGAGGTCTCGGTCTCGTAAATCTCCTTATGCTCTTCGCCGTAGCGTGCATATTCCATACCGAACAGAGCGTTCAGACCAGGAAGGAGTTCTTTAAGTAGTTGTGCGCGTGAAATAGCCATTTAAGTTTCTCCTTAGACGCCAACGGGGTTGAGGTATTGGTGTCCACCGGTCACTGTACTGGTAGTCGTAGTAGCAAAAGTACCAGGGGTCGGCTCAGTAGTTGTAGACGCAGAGACTACGTACGGAGCGTTCCACTTAACAATAGCTTCTTGATACACGACGTTACCACCAGACACGTACGAAGTCTCAGGAACGAGATCAATAATACGAATCGGGAGGGTAGCCGTAGTAGCAATATTGTCGATAGCTACAGCGGAGTTACCAGTAGTCGTGTTACCGGAGTTCTGCACCAACTCGGCGTTGTTACCAACAGCCGTACGCTGAACAGTACCGATAGTCGTACCGGAAGAAACAATAGCTACTTTAAACAGCGCGTCAGGGTCGTCCTGAACGTACGCCATAATGTCAGAAGCCACGGTGTTAATTGGGTAATTCTGACGAAACACCTTACCGTAAGTCGGATCAGTGTAAGAGCAGCCAAGGAAAACACCAACAGGAGTAGCGGTGGTAGTACCGGTCTCTTTCACCAGAATGCCATCACTAGACAACTTAACTACATCGCCGAAGAAAATTCCGACGCCATAGTTAGATGCGATGGGGATCTGACGAGTAGCACCAGCAAACACCTGACCGCCGATCAAGTTGATCGGGATTAGCCCATAAGGGCCATTAACAGTAGGATAAGCCATAGTTGACCTCGTTAAAAGTTAAATGCCTTTGCCAAACGATGTCGTGGATCTGCGCTCTTTAAATAGCGGCATCCTCGGATCGTTATCT